AGAGAAACTGAATTTGTCTATGACATTACTATTAGAGCCAGTATCCCCTCCACTAGCATACCCATAGTCAGAACTAGATTGTCCTCCGGAAGAACGTCTAGCTACTGTAAGATCACCTACATCTGTAGCATTACCATCTGTAGAAAAACTGAATTTATCTATCACATCATAGGGGGATGGGTACCCGCCGCCGCTGTTATATCCATAAGTATCTGAGGTTTGTCCCGCTTGGAATCTCCTAGCAGCAGTTAAATCTCCTACGTCAGTAGCATTACCATCTGTAGAAAAGCTCACCTTATCAATCGTATTTAGATCAGAAGAAACTCTACCCCCACTAGTATACCCATAAGCAGAGCTAGATTGTCCTGCACATTGTTGTCTAGCAACAGAAAGATCTCCCACATCCGAAGCGTTAGCCGTGGTAGAAAACAGGAATTTATCTATGACATTGTCCTCTGTCCCCCCACCGCTAGTATATCCGTGTGTACTAGATGTTTGCCCCGCAGGGAAGCTTCTAGTATCTGACAGATCACCTACATCTGCATCATTGCCGTCGGTAGTCAATGAGAACCTAGAGATGATATTTGTAGGATTAGATATTCCATTCTCCCCGCCGCAGACATAGCCATAACTACTGCCTTGGAAAGTGTAGGGTACGTGTCTAACTCCTGCTGCTTCAGCAGTATCATAACGAGGCATATACCCGTAACTATCTATGGAACTAGCTACACGAATAGCCATTATAATACGCTTCCATGCAGGGTAATATTAACTTTGGCGGCAGTTGTAGTGACTGCTGTAATCTTTGCGCCATTTGTACCATTAATTACTAGTCCCTCCCCCCTAAAATCAGGGACAAAGGTGTCATTAGCAGGCAGCGTGATATAATAGAACTTATACTCAGTAGTTCCGTCAGTAATGTATATCTGTACATCTTCATCGGTTGTATTAGTGTTGTGTACCATAATGTTATGCACAACACCTACAACACCGCTAGTAGGAGCATATATATCCCCCTTTGTAGCAGGTATTTGTGTATGTGCTAATAAGGTTGGTGTTGCCATTATTTATCTCCTATGCGTTTAGTGCCCAAACTTGTGTGATATCTACACCAGCAGCCCCTCCGCTACCAGTACCGCCTGCTTTAATAACACTAACTGTCCATGTTCCTGCGATAACTCCATAACTTGCTAAGTCTATGCTTAAGTTATTTGTGTCTGTAAAAGTTATTTCATCCGGGATAATTACTTTATCAGAGCCGTCGGAAACTACTACGTTTACTACTTTTTGCCCGAGACTATGATTGACAGTAAGAATACCAGAACTGAGAGAACTATTAGTAAAAGTTGTGGTGTAAGCAGTAGTTTCACTTGTAGCACCCCCACCTAAATCATTGTATATATCTACCGTGGTACCATCACTAGAGACTACACCATGTAGTACAGTAACAGCATCAGCGTCTGTATCTAACCCTAATGTACCTAACAAGTTAAAGTTAGTATCTAAGGATAGAGTGTACCCACCTGTACCGTCTTGTATGACTATCCAATAATGCGTTGCCCCAGCTACAGTGTTTGTGGGGTTAGCTAATGTGGCGTTGCCTGTCAATGTTACTTGGTGTATATTGCCGTTATTACAATCAGTAGCTATACTTGCGCCGTAGCTTAGTGTGTCCGTTGGAGAATAGTACTGTCCACCGACAGATAGATTATTCGTTAGCGCCAAGTTGCTGCTAGATATACTAGATATTGTCTGAAAAGCCTGTAGTTCTGTATATTCTGCGTTAGTAAGGTGGTAATACTCGTCTACCGTACCGCCTTGTATACCAGTAAGATTGTTGTGTGTAGCAGTACCTGTTCCACCACCACCCCCAGATACCTCTGAGAAACGACCGTCTATGTAGTTAGCACCTTCTGCGGTCTGTACTACTCTAGTATTGACTGCGTTTGTAAACGCAGTCTTTGTTTCAAATATTACTGTACCAATCCACACCATTTCAGCACTAGGTAGCTCTCCCAACTGGAGATTGTTGACTTCATCTGGTGCCGCTGCTTGTGCCAATGCTAAAGTAGAGTACTGAGCTTGTCCCATAATAGAGATAACATCATTCACTGCTACATAACTATTAGTAGCAAAAATATGCATCAAACCGAAGTCACCAGAAGTTATTTCAGTTCTTTGCCATGTAGCCCCTGTCCACTCATTATATTGCATACGTGGGGTAGCCCCAACAAGAAAGCTGTACCCTGCATTTATCTGTCGTTCCCAAGTGCCGCTAGCTCCTGTCCTATAGTACACAGGCAAACCAGTAGTGCTAGTTACAGTAGCATTTGTGTGAGTGTAATCTTCATCAATTATTCTACCTTCCCCTACCCCAAATTGTGCGTCTGCGTTAGAAGCACCTGTGCTGATAGAGAAATTGTCTAAAGCCAAACCACTAAGGTACTGTGCCCCGACGGTAAAATGTGCCCAAGCGTGTACCCCCGTGGGATAGTTAACTGAAGAATGTCTCTCGTCTCCACACAGAATGCATGACGAGCTAGTAGTACTCCAAAAGACAGTAGCGACCATCGTGTGTGAGCGAATAAGATGAGATACTTCACTATCCGAAGGATTAGTCAAGACAGACAAGGTATCTGCATCGTAGTATATATAATGCATACCGTACGTATTAGGTATGACTATGCTCTCAGCACTAGTTTTACGGTACTGATACCCGTCTTCGTAAAAGTAAAAATCAGACCCAGTAGGGGTAATGGTAAATGTCCGAGTACCATCTACAAAACTTAGTGTAGTATCATCCGGGCGTATTACACCCCAACCAGTGACGTTATTAATTTCTTCTGAAAATTCTACTAATACGGGGTCTACATATATTCTACCGTCTACAGCGTCTACTTTAGTTACTATACCTACCTGAATAGGGAAATTACCTCCAGTAGGTCTAGTACTTGTTAAAGCTCCTATCGTAGTTGGGTCTAAATATAATATCTGTCCTGCGGTGTATCCTGTTGTATTTAAATCCCTGACGATACCCAACTTGGTTACTTTACCGTTTAGCCCATTTCCGATATCGTGTGTAGCAACACCGATAACACGAGATGAACTAAAGTCATTTGCAATAGCTTTAGCAAAAGTTGGGTTATCCCCACTAGCACCATTTATGTATACTACAGTACCATTAGGTATGTCTCCTCCGGTAAGGTTGGTTCCTCTGACTATTGTCTCTTGTCCAAGACAAGTAGCTGTGTCTGATTGATCGTCGTACGAAACATGACATTTCTCAACATCGCAATAGAATAGTCTACCTTCTTCATGAGTAGGGCAGGTAGACTGTGGTGTAAAATCACGGTAATCCTCTGGACTCGCAGCTATCTGGCTTATCTTGTCGCTAGACCATAATTTAGTAGTACTGATTACAGTGTCATCTATATCAGCTGAAACTATCACGTTATCAGTGCTTTGTGTTACTACTGCGCCTGTACCGCCTGTGATAGTACGTAAGTTAGCTGTATTTGCTACCGTATTTTTGTATACTTCACTACCACCACCAACATTTGCTACACCACCCACTACCGTACTAGATGAAATACCGCTATCTATTGTAGTTCCTGCGATAGTAAATTCCGCCAGATTACCTACAACAGCGTCACCATCCCTTATTTGGTAGCGTGCGTCACCCTCAGATTTGGTGTAGTAATCTGAAGTGGGTGGTGCGGGAGTAGTTGAACCTGAGTACAAGATATTTTTAGAAATAAAAGGGAACCTAATAGCCGAAACAAGACTAGTAGAAACTTCCCTACCTAAGAGTTCTAACAATGTATCGGACAAAGATGCTTGTGTGCCAATGCGTGTGTCAAACTCTGTTGTATTAGCGTCCATTACAAAGCTAAACTGCCCTAAAGCTGGGTCAGCAGTACCTCCACCTTCCCAATCCCCTGCTTGATTAAAAGCAGTAGAGTCTACATAAACAAGAGGAGCAGTAGCATCATCAAAATCATTGTCTAATGCAGAAGAATATACAAGAGTAGCGTCACCAAACTCTGTGTAAGGAGTAAGATCACCATCAGTAACTAAGCGTATCCTAACTAACAACGACTGCTGATAGATAATAGAAGGCAGCAATGTAGCATCGGCTATCGCTGCACCTGAGCTATTTCTGTGGGTTTTGTTAGGTACGTCCCACCATATGTCTAATATTTGCATGTGTTATCCTTAATAAAATACCCACGTATCGTCCCCTACAGGAGCACAGTACAACCATACTGAGCCACCGCCTGCCGCGAGAAGACCTACTTCTAAAGACAAGGTAGTGTATAAAGGCAGGGTAATGGAAGGAAAATATTCCGCAATTTTAGAAGGAGTAAGTATATCCCCAGAACGAACCAGCGGTATCCCTGCAGCGGCAACTAACGTATTAAAAGCCTCCGGGTATAATATGTTGTCCATATTATGTGTGAATGATTTACCCCCCACAGAAACCGAAAGTGCCGCTCCCGGACGAGAGTTAATAAAACCACTAGTATTCGCAAAAACAAACCCATCTATCGCTGAAATAGAGTACGTCTCGTCTTTAACGTATGTAATCGTGGGTTGTTGTGATGAAACAACACAAACATCATCGACATACCCAGTAATACCCACATAACCCTGATAAGTCAATGCTGTCGTGCCATAATAGGGATTACCCTCTTCCTCACCACTTAGGAAAAGAGGAGCGTGTTCTTCAATGTAGAAAGGAGCACCAGCAAATAAAACACCATCTATTGTGCGATATAAAACAACGTATTGTTCCGCTAAAGTAGGGGGGATAATAAAACTACAGTAACCATTTATGTACCGACCGCGGTCAACATAAAAAGGATTATGCGTAGAATAAGAAGCATATATTTTATCCGCATTAAAGGCACACCAATCCAAAGTATGTCTTCCTGCTCCTTCAGAACGCAAAGTAGGGAAGGCAAGTTTTTCATTGCTGATTGAACGCACTAAAAAACAAATAGTATCGGGAGAGATAATACTCATACGAACACCTGTGCTTGTATCTCCACTCCTGTGGAAGCTCCCTGTGCGTCAATCGCCTGTATACGTACTGTACGAGTATCCGCGGACACAGAATTTACTTTATACATTAAAGGGGCATCAGTAGGCACAACAGATACTAACGTTGCTTCCCCATTTTGTATACCATAGGCAACAAAACCTATGTTCCCCACCACTAAAGACCAACTATACGCCCCTGTGCCCATACGCTGCTCAAGAGCAAAAGTACCCTTTGCAAACGCTGGGGCAATTAAAGGGGAGTACGCTACACCAACCGTATTAGCTGCTATTTCTGCTGCACCCGAAAATAAAATAGTTGTAGAGGATAGATTATCTTCAATAGGTTTTCTCACAAGATAGACATTATTATCTAATCCCGTAATTTCTAACGCACTATATGGAGGGATATACTCACTACAACGCACAGAATAAGAAGGCACCCCCTTCCCTCCTCCTTGCTGCCTATGCACTGGGTATCTGTATTGGTTGGTCATAATTAGTACCTAATGTCCTCATTAGTTGTATTGTAGAAGTAATTAGAAAAATCAGAAAATCTAGGAAGAGCCGCCCAATCAGCAGCATAATGAGCATCATAAGGGATGTAAAATGGATTGCCCTCGTCTAATACCCCTCCCGCACCATCTAACAAAACAGGATCACGGACAGGATCATCCTCTATTTGCCCCTCTTCAATTGCTGCATTAGGGATATCACTGTACTTAATTGGTCTTTTCTTTACTAACCCATCAACATTAAAATAAGCATTGAATCCCCTATCTAATATCTTACTTACATGTGTTCTAATGTCAATTAAAAAATCATAAGACACAGTGTAGTACTCTACGCCACTAGGAGTATACTTTTTATCTGTAGCAATATTCTTTAATAGCGCCTGCTTAGGGAAAGCAGGAATACCAGCTATAGACACAGCTAGAGCATTGACAGTATTTGGATACCATAATAGCAAAGTAGGAGGATATTCCTCCCTACTGACATCCACAGTCACTCTAATCAGGACAATAGGACGGGACTTAATGATAGGCGGATCAAATAAATCTCCAGCAGTATTAAGAACTGCGGCAGTAGGATTTGTAATATCCCCTGCTCCGCCAACACCATCTTCAAAATATGCTCGTTCAAACACCTCATCTACATATTCTACACCGTAACTAATCACCGGATTATTTAACCAAGGTTGCTCTTGCTCATTTAAATCCTGTGCATAAGTAACTACAACCTCAAAGTTCTTAAGAGAGCCATCTTGGGGTGTAACGTTAACCGTTTTTACCCTAATGGTAGTATCTGACGGGTGTACCGAGTTCCATTTAGGTATTCTATCGTCTTCGTAAATAGTGCGTCCGATAGAAACTTGTGTAGCACAAACCACATCAAATCTACGTATAGCGAGAACATCGCCGTCCCCTTCTACTCTGAAGGAAGCCTGTTCTACAATAGCCTCTTCTATATCTAAATTCGGGTTAATCGCCACTATATTACTCCTACACTACTTGTTCTTTTGACGGTGAATGCCTCTTTAGCTCTTTGCTGGGTGTTCATCTGCTTAAGTATATCTACCATCATTTTAGTGTTGTTAGCTGTCTCTCTTTGTGGGTCTGTGGTTCTTATTTCCGCTCTATATGCTTCTACAGACCCTTTTAGGGCTGCTCCTGCGCGTTTAGTCGTGGCTTTATCTAATGCACCGCCATCTCCTGCTACGCCTTCTCCGCCAAATACTTTGTTGAAAGCGTCTACACCATCAGACCAAACCTTAGCAAAATCTTGAACAAGGGTGCTGCCCTTGAATAAGTCACCAAAGCCCTTTGTTGTAGAAAATGCTTTTAAATCTCCTACAATGTCGTCACCCAAAACATTCTTAAAAGCTTTTCGTATATCTTTAGCTGCTTCAGTGTATCTCTTCTTAGTTTTAGAGAAATCAATTTCCATCAATGCACCGAAGTCACCTGCTGCGGCACGAACTAGCTTTTTCCAATCACTAAGCAAATCAAGAACAGCTTCACTAACAATGGAGGCTCCTCTAAATAGGGTTGTAAATATAGCAGCAGACACCCTACCTAACATCCGTAAAATGACTATCATATTATTTATAACAACGCCTAAGTTGTAAAATACGATAGATAAAGAACTTACTCTAGGTATCGCTCCCGTAACAATGCGTTTTATGTCAGTGAATACGGATATAAAATCCTTGCCTACATTTACTAATGCCCCTTGTTCAGTAAAAAGTTGCTTATACGCTTCCCTGTATTGAACAAAAGCGATCGTTGCAGCACCAATAATGGGCACCAGTACTACGAAAGCAGCTTTTAGAATACCAAGACCCGCTGTAAGTGCAGCCATAGTACCTGCCCACGTGATGCCCAGTGTGGTAAGGGAAACTAACGTGCCTGTTATAGCGGATACCCCAAATAAGACGGTAGCTAACGCAATACCAAATAACGGGAGAACGGCTAAAAATCCTGTAAATATTAAAACAGCGGCTTTAATAGGTTTACTTAAATTAGAAAAACCATCGATCAATTTGCGAAGTACGTTCAAAACAGCTATAATTTCGGTCTGGAAATCTATAAAGAAGCTTATCTTAAATGCTTCTACAGTAGCGTTTAGTCTTGTAAGACTAAAATTAACTGACTTAGTCATTTCTAAAAAGGCGGCGAAAGAAGCACCAGAAACCGCAGCAGCAGTACCTGTTTCCTTGAGCTGTTTTGATAAACCAACACCGTAATCCTTTACTAAGGATTCCATCAGTTTGATAGTGCGTTTATTACCAAACCAAGTAGTGAGAGGTGCGCCAGTACGTCTCGCCTCATCGAATATTCTTTGCAGTGTCTTTTCAAAACCCAGCTTCTGTATAGCTCTAGCGGAACCACCCACATCAGAAAATAACTTTTTCATATTCTTAGTAGGCTTCTGTAGTTCAATCATAGCAGCAGCCATACCAGTGACTGCGGTGCGTGCTCGTACACCTCTTCTGGTTGCCACGGCCATTACTGCACCAAACTCACCGAAGGTCACGCCAGCGCGAGCGACGATAGAGATAGCATTACCATAAAACTTAGTCATTTCCTTAATGCTGATACTACCTTTTTCTTGTGTCTTAAACAAGAAGTCTGCAATTAGAGAGGCTTTACTTGCTTCCATCCCGAATGCACGTATAGTGGTACCTATTAGTTTGATTGAGTCTGTAAGGTCAGCTGCTCCGCCTATAGCTGTTTCTAGACCAACCCTAAGTACCTTAAATGATTCAGCGTTAGTGAAGGACAACTGCTTAATAGACTCGTATGCGTTCGCTATATCAGCCGGGAGAACTCCATATGCCTTACTAATCTCAAGAATGCGCTTGCTTAAGCCCATTAAGGATAAATCTGACATACGAGCGATAACATTTACTTTGCGCATCGCAGCGTCAAATTTTAACATAGCTTCCGTACCTTTTTTAATAAAAGACACGAAAGGAACAGTAACTAAACGATACATCAAACCACTAAAGATACCAATGTCTACAGCGGCTCTACGTATACCCTGATTAAATTTAAGAAGATTATCCCCACTTAATGCCGCGCCAAATTTAGACACTTCCTTAGATGTATTAGCAACGCCCTTTTTTATCTGCTCGTTGCCTGCGACTACTTTGCGCACACCTGCTAAATACTTAGAAGTGTCTAAAATAATTTCTGCGTATAGGGATTCATCTACTGGCATCTATATCTATTCCTTTTCAGGGGGCTTCTTACCAAATAAAGCTAGAAGCATTTTTTCTGCTCGTTTAGCGTTGTCTAGTGGTGTTCTTTCTTTCTCCACAGAGTCAAAACTAAGAAGGAACGGATCAAGAGATTTACATTTATCCTTAGACTCTCTAAACGCATTTTCCATGTGTATGGTATGGGAAATCACTGCGGCTTGGTAATCTGCGCGTCTATCACCTATCGGAGCGACGTAACTATCGTATGCAATCCATCCCATAAATTCGTCTAAAGGCAGTTCTTCTATTTCAGCTATAGATTTATGTAAATGACCCCCTAAACGATACTTAAAGATCGTCAGGGGGTCATTCTTGATTAGTTTCCCACTTCTTCAGTATTAAAGTTATTTACTTCACGAAACTTAGTCATGAAGACCTTCATTTCGTCAGGACTCATATCAAGAACTTCCTCCACAGTAAAGAAAGGTGTGCTCTTATCTTCACTATAGATAGACATACTCAAAAGAGTAGCAACAGAGTCCAAAGACACATCCTCAGCTTTAGTGGGAAGCTCTATCTCCTTAAATATCCGGATAGGAAGTCTCTTAATGTAAAAGTCACCCATTGTTGGATCAGACACTTTAACAAATTTGTCCTTACCAGCAAATTGTTCCTTCTTAATAAATCCCATTTTTCGTCCCCTTAATTAAAATCATGTAACAGTAGGCTCTACCTCGTTACGACTATTATCCTGAAGTGTTGCTACAATAGTACCTGTACCTGTCCATCTCTCACCCTCAGCGGCTTCACCGGAAGTAAAGTTCTTGAGGTATCCCCAGAAAACTACTGTATTAGTCTCACAATCTGAAGGGAAAGTGAAGGTAATCTGCTGGTTGACATTTACTGCATTTTTAAGCTGAGTGAAGCTAATGGAGTCCATATCACCTGTAAATGTCAAATCAGGCACCTCATACAGCTCTCGTGCTTTTTTAGTCCGGACACTTAGGTGTGAAAGGAGAGTTGATTCGATAGCATCGCCTCCTTCTATACCCAAACCGGACAAAGTGATATTGTCGAATGTTATTGTCGAAGTACCAAAACTAATACTCGCACCTAGACCTTCTCTTGCCATTTGTTATATCTCCTTACGGAAGCCTCTGTATTCTTTTACCATTATTGCTTGATTATTGTCATTGTACCCTAAAAACTGTTGGTTCATTGCGCTAGTACACGAAGTATACCTTGTGGTATCTAAAGTAAAGGGTGCCTTATAGTTTAGTACTTCATCTATTTCATCAAGTTTTTCTCTACACCCTACAAATCCGGAACAACGCACACGCACCTGAAATAAGTAATACTCTGCTGTCTTTTCTTGTAAGGTGTTTGCTGCGGAACCGTCTAAATCGTAGATAGTAATGCAATTGATTGGGTCAGTAGGTTCCTTGTGTACATAGATACCCCAGTCAGAAGACGAAGCAAACACACCTATTCCAGAATCTTCAAGTACAGTGGCAATATCTCTAGCTATATCAGAATACATTTTTCAGAACTTTCCTTAAGTGGCGTTTAGTGTCCGTTAAAACTACACCTTTGGATAAAAACTTAAACTGCTCTGTATCTCTTCGTAGGTGATCTATGCCTGATGCTATTCTCTTAGCATACTTAATATTGTATGCTGCTCCGTGTATTAATTCTGCTGTGTCGTGTACTTTCATGGCGTATTCTGTCGCGTAACCTACTCTTCTTACTACTCTATGTTCTGTGCTCTCAGAAGGGCTATTATATGCGGAACTAACCATCCTACCTGTGTCTATAGGGACAAAAGGGTATGCATTATGCAATACGTCTTCACCTATACTTTCCGCAGCACGCTCCACTCTCTTTCTGAGTAAGGATATACTCTTTTCTATTGCAGGAGTGAGGGTATCTTCCATTCGGATAGAGCTAGTCATTTGGGTGCTTTCTGTAGTGCTCGGCTAATAATGTGCTTGCAGCATCTCTAGCTATATACACACATACATCTTTAGTCACATACGTTGAAAGTTGTTTAGTTAGCTCGCTAAATCCTTTCGATATTGTAGACTCTAAAGAGGCATTTGCGGACTTCATATCTTTCTTGAGTTCTTTTAAGTCTTCTTTTTGGACGAACTCTTTCATATCTTTTTTGATATTATTAATTTCTGTTTGGTATGAGTTACGCATTTCTCGCATATCTTTAGAGTAGTGTTCTCTATCCTTGATATTTTGTACTCTCAATTTATTTGCATAGTACGCTATACCAAACGTAATAATCCAAAAGAGAAGTTGAGAGGCCGCGTCCCCAAAATCCATTTAATCATGTCCTACGAGAGTACCTATGCCGAAATAGACCCATCTTTTGGCTACCTTACCACGATCGGTTATATTGCCGTGAATGTCTTTTCTTACGCCTACACGCACGTACACACACAACCAAACTGGGTTAGCTAATTTCACTGCTACCCTAGGAGGTACGATAGCTTCCTTAGCAAAGGGGGGTTTGTAGCTACATGATATCCCGATTAAACAGGTCGTTATCATCAGGACTAACAGAAGTACCCTCATCTACCTCCCCTTTCTTCTCCCAGATAAAGTCTAAGAGAATTCTGAATAGAATACCTAAAACACTAAGAACGCTTTTCACGATGTGTCTCATTTATAGCTTCAACAATTGGGTCTGTCTCGGCCTTAGCTACCTTACTGCCGCGACTCTCTTCAATAACACGTATAGCATAGTTAAGGGCTACGTCCAACCGCTTAAGAGACTTATTATCAGTGTCATCTGGGATAGTCTCTTCCGCATACCTAATCGCATCTACGAAAATAGGCTTGTACTTAGTGTAGTACTTTTGCCATGATGGTTTCTTCTTGAAGAGAGAGGCAATAAGCCACGCTGCAATACTAGCTACAGTTGCAACTGCCGCATCGGTATTAAGAAGGTCAATAAAAGCTTGCCACATAATCGTCCCCTTATAAATAAACTACTTGTAATGTACTGTTGCCATCCAAAGAGTCCTGTGTATCTATTTTTAGAGCTCTATATGCTCTTAAAACTGTTTCTGGATTTTGTCCGGAAACGTCTATTAACTCGCCTTTATATAAATAGGCATTTATGGAAATGCTTTGTGTCAAATATACTCTAGCTACGGATATTTTTAATTCCCCTTTATTGTCTTTGACTTCTTCTACCTTATCTTCCCAACGACAATTTATTTCAGTAGGGGAGTTGTATGTATACCCACCGTAGCCATTATTTGTGACACCATCCCATAAGACCGCTTTTTGGTAGAGGCGCAGCTCTTGTACTCTCAACATTACTTAAACCACCTCACAAGAGAGCGGCTGCTGTAGAAAAAGGAGGGATGATAAATATAATCTACAGCAGCCACTAGGGGAATACGTACATGCTTACTGATTTAGGGTATTCACCATTCTCAATCATTTTGTTGTAGCGAGCAAGAGAACCAGTAGAATCCAACATCATTGCCTGTTGGCCTTCTTTAGTAGCAGATAAACCCATTCTAGTCATATAATCATAGTATTCTCTAGCTGTGCCTAGTTCTTCTCTAGAAGTTTCTTTATCTCTTATCTTAACAAAATGACCGGATAACCATAGCTCTATAGCCTTCAGAAGACTGTCACTTAAATCACTATCTAGTAAATGCGTGTCAACTAAAATAGAAGCCGTGTCTATAAATGGGCTTAGATCAGAGGCAGCTAGCGTAGTGTCTCTGATCTCTATAATTGCTTTGACTTCATCTGAAGTTACACGAGCCATACTTGTCCCTAATCGTTATTATAACCGACCATAATCTTAACAACACCCGCCGTTGCTACTGCATTATAGGCATTAACTTTTGCTACCAAACCAGTGCTTACAGGATTCGTATAACCGCTGCCAGTCGTCCAATTAATACTCGTGCCGTCTAGTGTATATAGATCACTGTCTGCACTGGTAAGAAAAGAGACAGCCATTCTAGAAGCAACTGAAGCAGTAGTGCACTGAACACCGAACACTTCCATATTAGCGGTGTTAAATGCAATATCTAACTCAATACCTACACCCACAGTAACTGCTGTGTCCTGCACCGGTAGATTATCACCATCACCACCACTAAATGTGATAGTGTCAGTAGTCACAGAATCAATATCGACGTTATAACGTGAGCCACCTGACCAGAAAATAGCTATAGTCTCTGTGTCTGCGATGCCGTGTCCGCTGATTGTAACAACACCGGTAGTATCGGTAGTACGGGTAGTTAGGCTACCTGCTTGTGCTGCTGGGACTGGTTCATCCGGACGATGGTCAATCGCAGAGTCAGTGGTAATTGACTCAAGTGTGTTTAGGAAAACACCACCTTCCAGTGACAAGTTTTCCGTATATCTGAAATTGGGCATATCTTTCTCCTCGCCACTGTGTTACTTATTTTTTTTAGGTGGTCTTCCACGTCTTTTTTGTGTAGGCTCTTCAGATACTTCGTCAGACTCTATATTCTCAGTAGGCTCTACTACAGAGTCATCAGGAACTCTAACGAAAGTATTGCGAAAGCAAACTGATAAATCTTTATCCGTCTCGACGATATCCCCTACTGTGTACACCGTGTAAGAATCACCATTATTTTTTTTGTACTCACCAGATATAACTTTAAAATACATATTCTCCCCTAGTAATAAAAAGAGGGGCGAGGGGTCGTATTACTTAGTACGCACCCCTTCTTACCAACCCCTCAGAAAATTAACTCATTACAACGACACCCTTGTAACCACCCTGTGTCGCACGAATCTGCGGGATAGCGATTTCAAGGGTCTTAAAGTGATGATTACCCATTGGGACAGCCTGCCACTGGATGTTTGTCATCGGCATACCCTGCAAAAGACGAACAATATCACTTGACTTCTGGTACAGGATAACTGTATTGGCAGGGAGCTTATCAACGACGATAACTTCATCTACTCTGTCAATACGAAGGATAGCCTCACGGATTGTCTGAACACTAGCACCTGCTGTGTCATAATCCTTGTCCATAACTGTCTCGTAAGCAGTAGGAATGAGGAGGGAGTACGAACCGTACCGACGCTGGTCAATCAGTTCCTGCTTCATTGTAAGCACGTCATTACGAATCATAGTGCCTGTCTTGTCTGAAGCTGCCCAGTTCTTATCGGAGTCACCGAAGTCTACAGAAATCTTGTTTGGTGTATCAACAAGACCGTATATAATATTACCGTCGAAGCTGTAGTTGTCGGTGCCGTTGATAAACATATTCTCGATAGCTTCATCGATACTATTACGGGACATCTCCATGCGAGTGGTATCCAGAGGCTGTCCAAGTTTGCGACTCATAGTCAGCTTACGATCTGAGATATACCAGTCTTCCATCCAAATCGGAAGAGGGAGGGTCTTAGTACTATACTCTGGGGCACTTGAGTTACCAGACTGTGTCACTTCCATGCCAAGGAACGGAGAGCCAACATCGTTAATATCTTCGTATGAGAAAGTGGTTGCTGAGTAGCCATCAAAGCTATAGGTTAGACCGGCACTTATGATGGACTGGGTGAAGGGAAGACGTACACGAGCTTCTGGGAGCAATTGGTCATCAAAAGCCTTCCATTCGTCCCTACGAAGAGTGGCGTTGTTAACCCGAAGGGCTAGATCTTCCTGTGCCATCGCCTCAAGCTGCTCTGGGGTAAGTTTGTTAATTTCATTAGCAGAAAGACGACTAATGTAGGGCTTACCATCCTCTGCGAAGTAGGGACGGAAAGCGTTAACATCGAAGTTACCACCGGCCTCTGCTACTAGCTGTGTTGAGTCGTAAAGATTACTCATTATATAGAACCTTTCTAATTAAAGAATTGTAACTTCGATTGCAGCAACTGCACCGCCAGAAGAATTATCCAAAGCCTCATTAGCTACAGCAATAGCTGAACCGCTAGAGTCAGCATCTGAGCCACCAGTAAGAATAGCTGTTTCAGCAACAACAGCAGCGGCACCAGTGGAAGCACCTGTGTTAGTGCCTACGACAAGAGCAGCAGCACCAGCAACACCTGCAACTGCCGGAATAATAGTTGCCGGGGTAGAGGTGATAGCACCACCACCATCGGTAGCGAGAGATACGTCAACAGTGTTCGACTCAGTTACAGTGACTGACAGTGACTGGCTATTTCCACCCGGGTCAATCAGATTAACTACGATCTGATTACCGGCAGCACCAACTGGCACAGCTGTCCATGTAATACCATTGTTGTTCCCTTCAACACCAGTAGTGGCCGCTGCCTGTACTGCTGCATCTGCTACAGCGAGAGCGCCAGCACCATCACTAGTCAAAAGACTACCGATAGAAGCATTCTCTCCGTCAGCAAGAAGGGCACTAACTTTATCACCTGAACGACATACTGCATAGCGCACGAGATCACCAGATGAATAGTTGTCTGTAGATACTGAACCATTCAGACACTGCTCTTGTGCGAATGCTGGGAGTGCAGCACCGTCGGCAACAGCGTGTGGATCAACATCGCCATCTGAAGATGTCTGAATAAGCATACCCGGAGTTATTGTAGACCCAGCGGTACCTTCTTCCTGAACATAATCACGATTGCTAAGAAAAATCTGACTTGCCATAATTATTAATCCTTTATATTAAGTATAAATTAAACACCAAGAGGCATAATCTTTGGCTTCTTAGGTGCGGAAGAACCTACATTTACACCGCTAAAATCACTTGCATTAACAGTTGGTTCCTTCTCTTCGTCTTTTTCATCCGCCTTATTAGTCGCCAAGGACACGAGTTTGTTAAGTTCGGCTATGGACTTAGCCTGAAGTTCCTCATTGGTAAAGAGATCAGGGTTCTTTTCCTGAATCTTACTAATAAGGGAATTCTTCTTGTCTTCTACTACAGCGAAAGCTTCATTAATCTTAAGCTGTACATCGGTAGGAAGATCTGCAATAGTAACTTCCTTCTCTTCCTTCCTTACCTCTTCATTCATAGTTGGTTCCTTTTCTTGCTTCTCTTCATTAACCATTAGCTTTGCAAGTACACTCTCGTCAATACCATCTAACTGACTAAGTTCTTCTGTGGACAACTCAGCGTTAGCTGTAAGCTTTTCTACCAACTCATTACGAGCCATTTCATTCTCCTTACCAAATTTACTCTCTAAAAGACTACGTGCTTTATTCTGTGCAGATTCTTTGGCTGAATTGGGTATATTTGCAGCAGCACCTCTGCCTCCCAATATAGCTCGTAATGCTCCTGCATTAAGCTTGTTCGTACTTGGATTTACTACAGGGAAGAACACCAAATCCCTTGAATTATCTGCGTTCGGGTCACCAAGCAGTGTTTTACTGGCGACCCAACGTTTAACTGAAGAAGGCATTTCTTCCACAGAGGAAGGAAAATCGTCCGGCTTAACTTTACCAGTAGACTTAAAATATCCGTCGACGTAGCTAGAAACAGACTTATTTACCTCTGCCCAACTAATAATTTCTGTGCCAATATATGAAGGAGTCCTCGCCGTACCTAAAACGTTTATTGTTAAGTAGTCTACTATGGTATCTACTTTGTCCATCAGAGTATCTAGAATACCTTTTTTGTTTTCTTTGTCTTCATTAAGACGAGGAAGACCTGCGCCATCTTCCCACGAACATGCTCCTTTTTGGTCGGGGAGAACAGCTAAATGATCAGGCACATAATTAATGGCTATACCATAGTATGCTTTTCCATTAAACTCACCCGATTCATCCAAAGTATCGTGAAATAGGCCAGTGGAAACATCGATATTCTGGTTATTATTAAGTAGCTCTAATGTTAGAGTACTTACTTTAGGGAGTTTGTCCTTCTCAATATAAGCACTGCCTTTTAGTGCGTTTAGTTCAGCATCCCAATGAACGTTGAGGAGTAACCCAACTTGGCTATTCTCAATAACGTCTTTACTTGATGCAGATACAGGGGTGCCGTTAACTGTTGGGTGGTATATAGTTACAGGTTTGCCGTTCCATGTAACTGCTAGTTTAGCTAGCTCCTTAGCTCTATAAAGGAGGCCATTCATAACCCCTTCCCGACACAGAATAGTAGGAAGAACGTAGTACTCTTTACCATCCAACGTATCGGAAGTAACTAATTCAGACATGTTGCTTGCAAAAACTGCTCTATTTTGTACTATTCCCGGCATATTTTTGAGTCCTTAATTAAGAGTCTCTCTATTATATATTATTAGAAGTTAGGTGCTTTTTTAACGAAAATTTTAATTTTTTTTTAAAAAAGTTACTAATCTTCAGCAACCTCTTCTTGTATGGGTACTTGCTGTGTGGCCACTTCATTTTTGGATATGTCCCCTGCCATCTTTTCATACACCTTAATTTCATCGTCAGAAATACCTAAATTGTACTTTAAAAAGAATCTAATAGGTAGACTAGGGACAATGGCCTTAGCCTGAGCGTACTGATTAAGACCAGTAGTAACCTTGAGGAACACTTCAGCTTTCTCTTGGTCAGTCGAAGTTTCGTACTCCGGCCAGATAACATAGTAATCGTCAACTTGGGGTAGAATACCAATAGACATAAGTTTATTAATAAAGGGGCGCAAAATTCTTTCCTCCCCCTGATCCTGTCTACGTAACTCGCAGCGGTTATACCATGTTACACCATCCTGCTGTGATGCTAATTTACCCTGCTCCGACCCGATTAGAAGCCTCTGAGGTATCTTTGTTGTAGAAGCGATCAAACTAATGTTAATATCAAACGCTGATCTAGGATCCGCTAAATCTTGTTCCAAAGAACGTACTTTCATTCCTTCAGTGACGATTGTCCTATTGAAGCGATGGGTAAAGTCTTCTGCAGCTGTCTGAATTTCATTTCGCTTATCTTCCGGTATGCGAGCTTCCGGGTCTACTTCGTAAACCACCCCGGGGAATCCCCCTCGCCAGAACATCTCCGCAGAACCACCTGTAAGCTTCTGTATATTCATCAAAAGATTATACACCGGTTCTAGTCTAGGGTATCCAAATAAGTCACTATCTAAGCACTCATCAGCCACGTGTATAACTCTAGTGTAGTGTACTTTTACAGTACTAATAGCAGCATTAGCATTAGTAGTACCTACAGTAGAACTCTGGGTAATATTAGAGTTGCGAGTAACGGAATAAATAACCGGTAAACCATATCGAGGAGAAGTAGGGTCATCCTCTACTTTAGAGATGGTCACCTTATCCTCGCCATAAGGTTGAAGATAAGTTATCTCAGTAGCTTTACCTATAGGTTTTTCTAATGGGCGATTATCATTAACTCCTACTACCAATATCGCGAATCTACCTATGCCAGAAAGTACATCTAACTTACGTAGATAATCGTAGACCTTATTCTTCTTAAATACAGATTTTACCGCCCTATCAAACTTAGTGGTGGAGGAGTCCATCTTAGAAGTAATATCCGGTTTGAGCATCCACGTGTAATCGGGATTTGCCTCGACGATACGTTTGGCTATATCGTTTCTACCGTAAGTGTTAAAATAGTCGTTTATTGTAATAGTGTCAGGATACCCACACGACTCATTTACACTACGATCTCCATTAAATTGGTACTGAATACCATAAGAAGATGTTACAGCTCTAGTAGGAAGTGATGTAGCATTCACTGTGACTTCTTTAGTCGGAGTAACCGTAATTGTTTCGGGTACTTTCTTCTTTCTTACCATATGGCTGCGCTCCGTTTCCTAGCTAATAGGTTGAATGCGCCTGCTGCGGCATCCACCTGATCTTTAAATTTACCTTTAGGGAAGTACTGAAGTTCTCTTAAAAACTCTTCTGTCCAAGAGGCATTCATAATCTTAACGTTACCTACATTAAACTGAATACTGAACGGCTCAGCTCTAGCCACCTTGTCCCCAGTAGGCTTATCCGTACGTACTGAGTAACCTGCTAGATCTTTTATGGTGTACTCCGCCGATTCTTTTCCTCCGCTCCCCGGCTCTTCTTCAATACCTATATCTACATCATAACCATCGGTGGCTGCTGTGTCACGCATGAGCTTATTACGGATGTCTGCACGCCACTGTCCTTTGATTACGTCTAAAACAACGTATGAATTATCTTTTAGTCGGGCTATTTTTACTCCTGCTGTTCTACAACCACCATCTTGAGTGGCTGCTTTATCCCAAAAACGGTATACTGCAGCGATAGCTGCGGGGTCTATAGTGCTCACTATTTCAGGGACTGATATATCGAACATGGAGGCACCTAGCGGTATAGGAGACTGTCCGAACTGTCCTGCATACCCATACTCTGACATATCATTATTTTTTATGTCATCTAATGTTTCTTGACTTAGGCGTACAGGGTCAAATAACCCGTTTATATATTTTTCCCTAAGCTCAGGAGGTTTAACTTCATAATCATCAGTAGCGGGAAGACATATGTGTTTAATATTCTTACCACTTTTAGCTAACAAATAACCCGTACAGTCATCTTCTGCGAGACGCTGCATGATCATAATTAGCGGGGTAACAGCCTTATTTACTTTGCGGGTAGATAAGGTATCACTAAGCCACATATTAGCTTCCTTAATAGCAGTTTCACTACGGGCAGCTTTAGGGTCTAGTGGATCGTCAACAATATGTATGTGCGCATGTTCCCCAATAATGTTAGCGCTAGTAGACACGCAGTACCTAGAACCTCGTTGTGTGTTTACAAATAACTGTTTAGTGTTTAGGTCTTCTCTTATCTGAATCTCTGGAAAGTACTTCTTGTACCGTTCACTCATTACAATATCACGGGACTTAACAGACAAGCTTATAGCGAGGTTGTGTGTGTAAGAAGCACAGATAGTTCTACAGGAAGCCATTCTCGTCCAAACCCAAGCAGGAAACATAACAGAGGCCAAACTCGATTTTGTGCTGCCCGGACTTATATTCACTATTAGGTCATATTCTTTTGGTTTGTTCACAAATACTCTTTCTGCAACAATCTGTAGCTCATTACAGAGGTATGGTATATGCCAGTTATACACTGGCTCCTCTTGAATAATTACAGGCCACATTTCTTTGACAAACTCAAAGAAACTATCCCTCATTATGGATGCTTTAAGCTTAACTTTATCAACCTGCATCGAATTCCTCTATTTCGTACTCAGCGTCAATAGTGTTCTCTTCTACAGAGGCATTTTCAATTGCTTCTAATAGTTCTTTTCTTCTCTCAAGTGATAGTTGATCAATGTCCACGGTATTCTGTTTATGCTCAACTGTGCCGGAGACGTCTATGTCTACTCTACGTGTCTTAGTCCACTCAGGCATTTTCTCGAGCACCCATAAAGTAGTTGGGATTTTACCATCTGTGGAAGTAGCTTCTTTCTCTAAAGCTGCTGCTAAGTTATCCTCCGCTTTATCTAGCAGGCGTTGTCTAGCATCACCCATAGCCCTTTCTGCGGAATCATAGTGCCTTATATGTTGCTGTACGACCCATACTGGAGGAGGTACCTGCAACCCCATAAGGTCTTGTATAATGGGGGCTAGTGCTGAAGCCCCTCCTTTCCCCGCAGTGTGGAGGATGGCGGCTAGCAGTATCTCTTCAGGAATTATAACCCAACCTCTAACAGCTTGTATTTTTTTAGCTTCATATGGTACATAAGGGCGTATTTCTTTTATGTAGCACTGATATAAGTCACTTTCCCTACGGAGCTTCTTAGCCATATTGATCGGATGCATGCCGAAGTAGTCTGCCAAAGCCTTATAGGTAGGGCAAGGTAGACTGCGGATAGCTTCAGTTAATTCACTAGACGTTATAGGCACACCCGGACGAAAGCCTTTTTGTACTATGTCTTTGTAGTGTGAGGGTGTATCAGCAATGATTTGCTTGCGTGATTTCATATGTTGTATAGTCCCCTAAAGTAAATGTAAGGTCTTCTATATTATATTATTCCTATTTTCAGCTGCAAATAACCAAAAATATGTAGAAAAATGTGTATTTATTAAAAAATATCAACTATTTCCAAGATTATAGAGTTTTTTCCTTGCGTAAAATGAAAAAAACGGGTTAATATAGTTATACTATAGATTACTATGATACTAAGTAGTCTTAGACAGAAACATAAATAAGTTATATTGCAAACTGCCTTGCAGTTTGCGGTGATGGAATTCTAAGCAGTTCATAATAAAATATTAGGGCCATGGAATATAAGGAGATTTAGCTATCTATAGATATATATAGTTTACCTTGGCTCTACTAAGTATTATTAGGATTTTTAGGGATGAATCACAAACTTTTTTAGAAAAAATAAAAAATAATTTTGACAAGAGCTGTAATATGTGCTATATAGTATCTGTAACAGCTACAGACATAGGAGAAAAGATGACTAAGCAAATCGTCAAATGGAATAGAGTCTTTTATCGCGAAGACGGGACAGTAGACACCAATGCCTCTGGCTTAACTGCTGATTTCTGTTATTTATGTTACACAAAGTGTGGTTTTATCTACCGTGTGTATTTAGACTATACTGAAGAATGGGATGATAAATCAACAATTTATACCCATTGGGCAGAGATTCCGGATTACAATACCCCAAACGACTGTGAGGAAGATGATGCATATACTAGACGATCTGGCTAATGAAGCTGATAGAAGTGGTTTTTGGGAATGGTTTATGAAATGGTTGGTTAGGTTGCTTAAGTTTGTCTCTAGGCATAGAAAGGAACAGTAATGTTAGTTATGGCTTCTCTAATTATACTTGGCACCCTCTGTTATATAAGTTCGTGTTCTTCTAAACGTATGTGGTACAATAGTTTATCTATTACATTGTGTTGCCTCTGTATCGTACTACTTTTTGCCTTGTCCGTTATTATCGTTGGTGAGCATACCCTAGCTAAGAGTGAAGTACTAACGTACAAATTAACTAAAGAAGCAGTAGAGCAACAGGCTAACTCTTCAAACGTTATGGAAAGAGCAGTACTGTTTCGAATAAAGTTGAATATGAATAGGAGAATACTAAATGCCAAATATTGGAATGATAGCTTGTGGTTTGATTGGTTCATATCGGACGAATTTGCTAACCTAGAGTTACTGAGATAGTACACACCTACATAGCTCAGGTGGCTAGAGCAACGGATTTTTAATCCGTAGGCCGCAGGTTCAAGTCCTGCTGTAGGTACCAAATTAATACCCGACAAGCCTCTCGCAGAAGCTAAAATGGTCGACCTGAATAGACAGGTATCACCTGTGATGCCGCTAGCAGCTAGCAGGAGTGGGGTCTTTTCTAAGATTGGAGGTGGGGTTGTGGGTAGTTCTGATGCTATAGCGGTTTTTTTGGTGGGTGGCGTTTGTGCGCTTTTGCTTGTGTGCAGCTACTTCGTTGGCAGGAGCCACGGGGCAGATATAGTTAGAGAGGAGGCTGCCGCTATTGGTTTTGGAGGCTACTATAGGGAAGGTAGTCATTTGCAGTGGCGTTGGCTACTACACAAGGAGTCGGGCGATGAATAGGAGAAGCGTAGATTTTAAGGGGAAGAATCCGTTTTATAATCAGCAAGAAACCGCCACTCTCAAGGCCGAGAACGAAAAGCTCAAGGCCGAGGTGGAGCGGTTGAGGGAGGCATTGAGGCGTATAGTTGACGAGCGCGATTACACCGCTCCGGAAAAGGCTACACAAATTGCTCGCAAAGCCCTTGCGCCACAACCAAACAAGTAACAATTATTTTAATATTAGCCGAGGAGGTGGAGTGATGTGTGATTACCAAGGAGACAAGTTTGGTGCAAGATTTACCGATTGGCTGCGATGCGGGGGCGGCTACCTTTACGACGACGCTCCCTATTATTGTCGGTGGGGTTTTTTCTCAATCGCCCCAAACGAGATGCCATGTCCGGCATGCAACACCAAAGAATGGTTGAAGTACATCAAGGAGACCGTGATCGAGCTCGGATACAATGAGTACTATAACGGTTTAGATGCGGAGCACAATCCATTTTTACCGACCGGAAAACACGGAAACCCGACCGCCACATATCAATTGCGTACCTGGTGGCTTGATGGCTATCGAGAAGCTTTGACCAACCAGAGCGAGGAGGGGTGATATGGTTACTGCATTTCCACGGGTGCACATTATATGCGGAGCATGTGGGTGTAAAAAGATGCTTCAGTACAGAATAGAGCGAGATGGGGCGTACGACGATGATACCGACACGTATAGTGATACCGTTTGGCTTTCATGCAAAAATTGCTCTACGGTGACAGAGTTAGATGAGTTAATGGAAGCCGAACAGCGGAAGGAGCAAGCATGAAGGCAATCAGTTTTGATGAAGCGTGGAAAGTACTACAGTGTCGAGCCTATAACACAGCGACAAGAAAAGGTTGGCATGACGATGAGAAAACCGATGGGGAATACATTGCGCTGATGCATTCAGAGTTGTCGGAAGCGTTGGAAGCGTTACGTAAAGACAACCCACCATCTACAAAAATACCTGATTTTACATCTCTTGAGGCAGAGCTTGCTGACACTGTAATCCGCATCATGGATTACGCAGAGGCAAAGGATTTAAACGTAGCCGGAGCGATTCTCGCAAAGATGGAATTTAACCGTAGCCGTGAGCACAAACACGGTGGTAAGAAGTTTTAAGGAAGGAGGGGGTGTGATGGGGATTAGGTACTTATCAAAGTTTAGCGGTATAGGGGGATTCGAACTTGGAATACAGAGAGCCTATCGTGCTGCACAAGCCAAGAGGCAAATACAAGGGACTGCTGACTCGGATATGTCCGGCCATGACGAAAAGCTCATGGCATCAGAACCACTTTGTGTTGGTTTTTCCGAAATCGACAAGTATGCAAAATCAATCTATCAAAAACACTTTAAGGAGCATAGAGACTATGGATGCGCAAGATCAATCAACGAAAAAGAACTGCCGGACTTTGACATGCTTGTCGGAGGTTTCCCCTGTCAGGCTTTTTCAGTCGCTGGAAGAAGGGGAGGATTCAGCGATACAAGAGGTACGCTCTTCTTTGAAATCGCACGGATTGCTCGGGAAAAGCAACCACGGATTTTACTGCTTGAAAACGTTAAGGGGCTTTTATCTCACAACAAGGGATATACGTTCGCAACCATCCTCAACGCGTTGGATGAAATCGGGTATGATGCGGAATGGCAAGTGCTTAACAGTACGGACTTCGGAATACCCCACAACAGGGAAAGAACCTATATTGTCGGACATCTTAGAGGAACAGGTACACGACAAGTATTTCCTCTCAGACGAGCAGACGCAGCGGTTATTGGAGAACACAAAGAAGCAACTCGGCTGATACCGGCTACAGTGGATAAGGTAGATAAACAGGGTAGTGTTTATCTACATAAATTTAACAAAGTTAACGCTAATTGCCTGTGTGCCAGAGATGCAAAAGGGCTATGTAGAAGCTATAACGTAATCCTCGAGTCACCTGACATTATCAAGACTGCCACAGCCGGCAACTCTCGACCGCAGCGAGTTAATACAATTGATCGTAGCAGTGTCACTATTGCAGCCACCATTGGTGGCGGTGGAGCTGGCACAGGGTTGTATGCTATACCAGCTCTTGATAAAGATGCCTATGACGGTTGCAGGATAAGGAGGCTAACTCCTACAGAATGCGAACGTTTACAGGGCTTCCCGGATGGGTGGACGGCTGAGGGTGTGACCGGGGCTATATCGGATACGCAGCGCTATAAGTGTCTTGGGAATGCCGTAACAACAAATGTGGTCGAGGCGGTTGCCAGTGAACTGTTGGAGTGTTTAGCCTAACGGCAGGAGGGGATTATGAATAACGAACAGTTATGTAGTGAGGGATGGCTTGAGACATTTACGCATAAGAGGTTCTATGTATTGAATCCAAGGCCGGAGGATATTGACATTAAACCTGCATTGCGCAAGCCCTCTCGTTGCAATGCAGGTTTAATGGACATTGCGATTGGTTTTATTCTGTAGCTGAACACTCAATTCGCGTGGCTGAAATATTGCCTGATGATCTGAAGATATATGGATTATTGCATGATGCTGCTGAGGCATACATTGGGGATATACCCAGACCGCTTAAACAATCGCTAATGTTCCGTGATGCTGTCCGTGATGAAACAGTCCACATATCACAAGTTGAAAATAGAATCATGGACGTAGCTGCAAAGGCATTCGGTCTGAACGCTGCGACCTTTAAGTCCCCAGCAATAAAGAGGGCTGATAATTTGCTTCTGGGGCATGAAGCTAAAGCGCTTAAGGATATTCAACCATCAGAATGGGGATTGCCGACAGTCGGGAAAAGCGAGCCTGAGTTGGCAAAACTTGGATGCCCACCTAACCCTACAAATGTTTTCTTTCAGTTTGTGGAGATGTTTGAGGCGCTGCTGAAAAGTAAGGAGGTGTGACGGTGGGGATTAGGACTGATGATCTTGATTTTATCAGAAATAAAGCAGCCGTAAAGAAGGACGGAGTGTACACAGCCAGAGGGATTGCCTACCGAGTCAAGAATGGTTGTGTTACGCATTGCCTTGTACCGGGAGGCGAAGTCCTTGAGGTGTTTAATCATTTCACAACTACAATTGCAGAGGTAGGTTTGGTTTCTGACAAAAAGGCTGTGTTGCGTAAAATACTCAAGAAAGGTGGGGAATGAAATGAATAACGAACAGTTTGAGAAAATCGGAGATATGATCAACTACCTAATTTTACTCGAGGCGGTGCTGACAGAAGAGGGGAATGACGGTGGATGATTTTGCTATCCAGTGCTTTATGTATATCGGATGTGCCTTATGTATTACTGGTGGACTTGTTCTGGCTGCATTAATAATAGCCTGTGCCTGTGATGTTTTTGAGTGGGCTTTAGATAAGTATTTAACAAGAAAAGGGCTTTTACAGGTATTCATCAGGTTCTTAAATGATGATTTCGCTAGGCGGCGCAAAAATGGAGAGTTGCCATCTAAAGCTAGAGATGCAGATGAATGGTGAACTTTATAAGTAAAGAGGATGCACTTGCTGAAGGCATGAACAACAAGTTTGTACCAAGGACATTATTCCATCATACATGGAACTCCATCTATGAATCTAAAGGTCTGGAGTGGAATGCTAACCCGTGGGTTTGGGTGGTGGAGTTTGAGGCAACGAAAGGGGGCGAGTAGAAAATGGCAATAATTAAAGGAAAAGACTACACGCCAACACACAGAGAGCTTATCGACCGAATGAGCATGTGGCTAGAGCGTAAATATAATTGCCCTGTTACGCTGCTCGAGCGGCTGGGGCACGGTGGTACTGGCGAGTCACCAGACATTCTGGCATGGCGAGCGGATGGGAAAAGCTATTTGATCGAGGTCAAGATAAGCCGCTCTGACTTCCATGCCGACAAGCATAAGCCTTGGCGCAGAAATATGGATGATGGCTTGGGGCAGACACGGTATTACGCAGCTCCAAAAGGGATACTAAAACCTGAGGATATACCTGCCGGTTGGGGCTTGCTGTCTGTTACAGAGCATCAGGTTCGGGAGTTAAAACAACCCGAAGCCATCAAACAAAATGAAACAGCAGTACGTGCGGAGATGGCAATGCTTATTCGTGCATTGCGTGACCTCAGGCTGGGTGCTGTTATTGTGCAAAGAGAGAAAGGGGAGGGATGAAGATAATTAGGGATGTAGAAATACTCGAAGTAGCAGATGCTGCAATTTACCGTACTGTAAAGAGGCGTAAAATATGGTAACGATATGTCTAACTCCAGAACAGATGAATAGTGTACGAGGTACGCTTGAGGACATTATCAATGGGACTTGCTCCTGTTCTCAGCTAAGACTTAAGGGCGTTAGTATTTCCCATGATGGTGAAGGTACAGAGTTTAGTAAAAATGAGGAGGTAATTGTATCTCCACTTTTTGAACATATTGTAATTGGTAAGGAGAGGAAGGTTTGAGAAAATACTGTACGAAACACAAACATAGTATAGAGAACCATATTGGGTACTGCCCATATTGTGCTATAGAAGAACTACAAAGCACAGCCATTAATACCACGGAAAAAGAACTAGAAGAACCGACAGGTTTGCAAGGAGCGAACAGAATGTGGGCACTAAGTTATGGAAAAGAGAAGTATGAAGTACCCCAACACACCAGTAGCCCCAAACTAAACTGGGGGAAATACACATGGGAGATACACCATGTAGATATTCTACGCCACGCTGCTGTTCTTCATTGTAATGTACGAGAATCAGAATTTACACCAGAAATGTACGCAGACAATGTCAATCGTAGGCAAAAACTTCGTATAGTACATGAAGATGAGGGTTACATTTTTACAGGGTACATAACAGCGTGTAAAGCGTACCCTTCTTCTGATGTACTTGTCCTTGAATTTGATATCATATACGAAACTATGTTTATGCACGAATGTGGTATAATAGAAGAGCCAGACTGCATATTAGATTATTACGGAGAATTGGTAGTAGCAGCTCTGTTGCATCAATGCAACTCTCCTAATATGTTTGAGAAGACTAAAGAAGACTACCTATCTACCGTTGATTAGATGGAGATAAAATGAAATATTTACCATATATATTTAGAAGACCCAAAGGAGCAAAACAAGCAAAACGCAATAAGTGTAGGGCTATTCCCCCGTGTTCTTACTATGACCTTAGACCTGCTAAGATGAAAGCTATTACTTCCTATATCACTAGGATGCGAAAGAAAAACTATACATATCATGAAGCTATAATCTCTTTGGCTAAGAAATACAACACAACACCCAAACGTGTAAAACGATGGCTTACTAAGGATTTGTACAATAGAATATCTGGTGTATACATACAAAACCATATATCAGATGACCTATACTGAAGAGAAAATATGAAAACAACTTTGCATAATTTAGCAGCCAATCGATAACATATGGTTACTTTATTACCCATAGGTTTATAGAAAGGAGTACATTATGGAGCAACGAGGAACAGTGTATGATACAAAAGTACTTAACTTGTTTGAGGCTATGAACGAGCTTGGCTTCACACAGGAGGAAAAGGGAACACTATTTATGCCTATAGTTGAAGAGTACACACCATATAATGATATATACGTAGACTCAGTCGGATTACTAGAGTACCCACCAGAAGACATAGCGTTTGGTAAGTTGGCAGAACGGGTTATTGCTGCATACGGCGTAACAGATGACCACTTGTTGTATATCTCTTGGTAGTTCCTTGTCAGATGAGGTATGTCTAAAGTATCTGCAAGCTAGCTCTGTAGTAAAGCTGAGATATCAAAGTAGTACCTTAGCTTTCTGAGGTTGTTTGTGGCTAAGTTGTTGGTGTGCCTAGGTTTAAATCTAAAGGGGGTTCTCAAGAAAATTTTTTGCGCAATCTGAGGGGTGCTCATAAGCAACCACCACCCACCCCCGATCTGCAAAAGACCCCCACACCCCCTAGGAGTATAGCCTTATATACCCCCCGTACACCCCTTGTAAGCTCCTGTAATCAATAGTACATACGCAAGCACTACCTAAGTCTAACTATTGCACACAGAGGCTTACAGAGGCATTCACGGGGCTATTTCTAGATATAGTGGTACTGGCGGGGGATATATCTATATATAGTCTTTGGTTTTCACGTGTTAGTTTCGCTTGTATGGGCTTTAGATTGGCTTAGGGTACATATGGGTAGTCTATGGCGGAACTATTGTTTATATCCCTTGATTTGGCTATGTATAAACCATACTTATGACTATTGAATTGAGCAATTGAATAATATAGATGGTTTTGTAAGGTCTTGATATGATTATAGTTATGAAAGCAGGGAAAGAAAATTGCCTATAGGAGAAGATGAGTTGACAAAAGTCATAAGTATAGTGTGAGCATGAGTAGGGGAGTAGGTGGCTGTATATACATAAGTCTTCGTGTGCTAAGGAGCTTATGACTACTTTAGGTTTATGGCTGCTATGGGTGTACTGGTGGGGTAGAACTGGAGATTGTACAAATAGGACTTATGACTATTAGAGTACACGATTGAATAATGTAAGCGCTAGTTGTAAAGGCTAGGGGTGTTTAGGGTTATGGCTTTAGGGGGGCTATGTTTGCCTATAGGGGACTTTTGTTTGACCAAAGTCATAAGTATGGTTTTATGTGCGTATATGGGTACGATTTTAGGTTGGGGGCTTGGTTTTGGTATGATTTTAGGTTAGTTTTTGGCGATGTAGGTGCGTCCATGGTGCGGGGGATTCTAGGTTTTAGACTATTTTGGGATACACTTTGATCATATTTAGTTACTTTAGACTATTTTGGGATACACTTTGATCATATTTAGTTACTTTAGACTATATTTGGCTTATACATTTGATTGCTTTGGCTTATACATTTGATTGCTTTGGCTTATACATTTGGCTATAATATGATCAAAAGTAACCCTATTATACACGCGTTGACATATAGTTATACTATGCCAACATCATATCATGATCATAATTAATTAATTACGTACTTACTTTAGATCATATTTAACCATGTTACTATATATGGGGGTACGTAATATAGTAATGATTATATATAGCATAGTAATCCTGTTTATTATAATACTATATGGCAATATATCTTATTTTTTATACACACAAGTTAACATATTTTGGTAATACTTGTATTGAAAGACGTAACTACCAATAATATATGGTAGTTACGTCTAATGTTATACTTATGTTGTCTTTTTGTTATACTTTTGTTGTACTTCTAATAGCTTTTGTAATAATTACCAACTTTAAAATTCATTTTATCCCCTTCACATAGTCAAATCATTTGGTTAAACTATTTTGCCAACGTTTTACATCTCTTTACGTACTACCACATAATCACCTGTTTCATAGTCCAGAAAATTATCACCAACTTTAACCGCAGCACATGCCCATCTATCACCACCACACCGCTCTTTAGTCAACCTTAATTTAATCGCTCTATTAGTGCACTTACCGGTGTATTTTTCCCCAAACCCTGTATCCGCACCCTCACCTGAGATAATGTAAATATTTTCATTTGCTAATTCTTCGTTTGTCCAGCTAATCATTTTTTATCTCCTGTTTGTTATAGTTTGATTCGTCAAGATTACGTGCTATGTATTCGGCTGTATCTTCTGGTTTCTCTATTTTATACGGATACGTAGCACGTAATCTGTGACTTTAAATAAGCCTCATACCTCAAATTCTGTCAGGTACAAAATTAAAGATTCTATAGATTCGGAATTTAGACACATATTCATTGTAATATCCATACTTATATA